CAAAGGGGGTGGAAGAGAGGGCCATTTTCTTTTGGCCAGGGGCGCTTGTGCGTGAACTAGTAATTAGTTATCGTGATGTGGAGCCCTTGTTCGTGGTCAATCAACCATGGACGCATGTGCTTGAGCCTGAAATTAAAAAAGTGCTTGTGCATGTGCCTTAGTTTATTTTTATTTTTTTTTGAAACCCAGACCGGGGCAGCTGGTCCCCGGTCCGTCATAAATTATTACTATTTGAGCTTTTCCCATTGCCAACCAAACATTGCACATATTTCGTTTAAGGGCATGTTCCTTAATATGTCCAAGTCTTTTTCTTCTTCTATCTCTCCCCCATGCAACTCGACGAGTTGTTGCCTTAGATCTTCTTCCGATTCATAGACCCTTTCTTCGCATACGCCTTGAAGATCATATCTAATTATTTGCATTTTCTTCTTCGCATTCCTCACAGATTAATCTATCGTCGTATGTGCTTTCTTCATCGACATAGTTCATTGTCATGTGATCGTCCACTTTATCGCATTTGTGACAAATGTCTTTAGGTTTGTTGTCTGACATTTTCTTCCTCCTTTCTTCGCTTGTACATGTGATCGTCCCAGTGCGACTGCGAGAAGTTGGTGGCGTATCTTCGAGCGAAGCCCTCAACTGCATTGGCTCCGTCTTGCTCCCCCTTTTTTGTAAGGCTATATACAATATTGGCTAGTTCTATCAAGTGCTTTCGGGTTATCGGCATTCTTGACCTCCTGTTTAAAAAGTTTTATGGCTTGTGCCTTAGTATAGAAATAATAAGTTCTTCTTATTGTTTCATTTTTAATAACGTCTGAGATTTCCCATGCGCCATTAATTTTATTTTGTTCGACTATCATCTTTTATCCTTTCGATATGGGATTTTATATAGCACGGCAGCTGCATCTGGTCAAGAAAAAAATGGTCATATTTTATTACCTGGTGAGCTTGTCACCAGGCTTTGATTCGTAATAAATTATTACTAATTGACAGGAGATCCAGACGCCGCCAGGTACAGCTGGTTTGTGCTTGAACTTGCGCTTGTGGTCGTCACGAAATTTTTGCTTGCGCTTGTGGTCGTCTTACAATTTCTGCTTGTGCTTGTGCTCGTCTTGAAAAATTAAAGATAAATAAAAAAAGTAATAATTTATTACTCCTGGGAGCTGGGTGAAAAGGTAATAATTTATTACTTTTAATTTTTCCATATTGTTGAAGACAGTAATAATTTATTACTCAGCTGGATTTTTATCCCATAATTTTTTTTTAATATATAGAAAATTTTTTTTATAAATTAATTAAATTAATTATATAAATATAGGATTTTTTATATATAATCTAATCAGAATATTCAGAAAGGAAAAAACAATTATGAATATTAGAGAAATAAAAAAGTATTTACATTTCAATAATGAATTTCATTCAGATGATTTAATTGAATATGTAAATCAAAGGCTAGAGCGTAGAAATTCGCATAGCTATAAAATGAGCCTATTTAAAATTATTAATGGGTTTATACAAAGAACTACACATTTAGATTTTCAGGATTATAGAATTTTTTATTGTGAAGCTCACAATGAAATTGAACTCGAGGAAAATCCGATTTCTTTAAATGGTAGTGGGTGGATTTGTCAGTCAGCATATAACAATAATTATTTTACTTGTCATAATTGTGATGAGATAGATCATAATGATTATATGCGTCAAGCTGATGACAACAACAATGAATATTGCGAGGGTTGTTTTGAGGATGTCACAGAATATTGTGATGATTGCGATTATACCTATCATTCCAATCGTGGTTGCCAATGTAATGAAAGATCAAATCTTGATGAGTACAATACAAGAAATCCATTACATTCTTTAGGCAAAGAAACTTCAACAAAATTTGACGGTGTTGAAATTGAAATGCAATGCTATCAACATCAATCAAGAAATAAAGTCGTTGAAATGTTTCGAGATTGTTTCAATCAAGAACAAACAAATGTTATTTGCAAAAGAGATGGTAGTCTTGATCCAAAGAAAGGCTTTGAGATGTCCACTACTAACTGTTCTTTTCAATATCATAAAAATCATTTTTGGAATGATTTCTTTGAATTGAAACCTGCTCAATATTGCAAGGCTTATGATGGAGATGATTGTGGTATTCATATTCATACAAATAGAAGTTATTTTTCCGAAAATAATTTAAGAGCGTTAAACTGTTTTTATAACAATCCAAAAAATAAAAATTTGATTGTTGATATTGCAGGACGAAATGAAACTTCTTACTGTAGATTTATTCCTTCAATAACATTTGATGATCCTATTTTTACTAGGGGACAGGATGAGAATGGCAGGGAATATAAATATCGTGTTATTAATTTTAACAATAAAGATACTGTTGAAGTTCGAATATTCAGATCGAATTTAAAACAGTTATCTTTTTTTAGATATTTAGAATTTAATCACACTGTTCAAGAATGGATAAAAGAAACTGATCCAGTAGAATACGATAGAATAACTTGGGTAGAATATTTTGATTGGTTGTTAAAAAACTTATCAAAAGATTTTTCTAATCTTTTATTTTTTCTATCTAAAAGAAATCATTTTGAACATTTAGAAACGATAACTGAATGGCAAGATATTTATACTAATTACAAAACAGTAATAACTGATTTTGTAAACGCTAATCAAGAATTAATAGAAAGCGAAGGAGAGTAAAATGTGTTTAATTATTTTAGCTAATGATATTAAATCTTTAGATTATAAAGATTTAGAAACAGCATACGAGAGAAACCAAAACGGTTTTGGCGTTATGTATTTAGATAAAAAAGAAAATTTTATTTCAGATAAATTTGTTCCAAAAAATTTTACTGAATTAAAAAACTTTTTTAATGTTCATAAACAAAATGCAAATAACCAAATGGCGTTGCACTTTAGGTTTACCACCGAAGGCAAAACTAATACAAAAAATTGCCACCCATTTATTTCATTTAAAAATGAAAAAAGAACAATTGGATTAATGCATAATGGAGCAAGATTACCAATTCCATTAATCTATCCAAAATGTTCTGATACTTGGCATTTCAATGAACATTATTTAAAACCATTGTTTAAAAATAATCCTAATTTAATTTTGAAAAAAACTTTTCAAGATGAATTGCAGGATCACATCGAACAAGATAAATTTTTATTTTTAGATAGTATGACAAGAAAATTTATTATTATTAATGAGAAGTTAGGAAACTACAAAGGTGCTAATTGGTTTTCAAATGATTACTGGAATATAAAAAAGTTTTCATTTAATACTCCAACACTAACTTTTAAAAAACATGATGATAATTTTTTTAATTCTTTAGATAATAGTTATAACTATGATATGGAAAGTTATTACAATTTTGTTCCTACTAATGAAGAGTTAATAAAATGGAATGAAAGCGACGTTCATGATTTTATTGATTTATGTGTTGCTAATGAGGATTATTATCCATTGATTGAAATCATTAATGACTATAAAAAATATATTGCTTAATCATGATCGATTATTTTATTATGTTCGCTCTAATTTTTATCGTGATAATTATTAGAACTTTTTATTTGTAAAAATATTCCTGCTCCTCCCGATAATCGGGGGGAGCATCATTCCCCAAAAAATCTTAAAATTTTCGTACTTGCCATTGCCCATGTGGATTTTTTTCAAAGCGCTTAACCAAAAAAAATTGAAGTATGAAATTTTTTTTGGTTAGAGATACTAAGGTATTACGAAGTAATACATTGTAATTGACATTGAAGGGGGTACACCCTAAATTCAAAGTACATAGTATGTATGACTAGTATATAAATATACAGACAAAAGATGAGCGATTTTCATTCAGATCTGAGCCAGATGTCTCAAGAAGAGCGTTTGCTATTCTTGAAAAAACTAGAGCTTAAGAAAGTACAACTCGAAGCAGCTAGAAGTTCTAGGGACTCCTTTGGCAATTTTGTAAAAAGTATATGGCCCGACTTCATAGAGGGGGCACACCATAAAATCATTGCTAAAAAATTAGAAGCCATCAAAGATAAAAAAATTTCTAGATTGATAGTGAACATGCCACCAAGGCACACTAAGTCAGAATTTGCCAGCTACCTCTTCCCTGCCTGGATGATGGGGCACAACCCTAAATTGAAAATTATCCAAACCACCCATACGGCAGAGCTAGCATATCGTTTTGGTAGAAAAGTCAGAAACTTGATGAACGAACAAGACTACAGGTCCGTGTTCCCTGACACAGAACTACGAGCAGACTCTCAAGCGGCAGGTCGTTGGGAGACAAATCACGGTGGCGAATATTTTGCGGCAGGTGTCGGTGGTTCGATAACAGGGCGTGGTGCAGATTTACTCATTATCGACGATCCACACTCCGAACAAGACGCTATGTCTAAAACTTCTATGGAGAACGCATGGGAATGGTACACCTCAGGACCTCGTCAGCGTCTACAACCAGGCGGAGCGATCGTTGTAGTCATGACCAGATGGTCAGAAGACGATCTTACAGAGAGATTAATGGAAGCTCAGATGAAAGATCCGATGGCGGACAAGTGGGAGATCGTCGATTTTCCAGCGATCACGGACGACGGACAACCTCAATGGCCAGAATATTGGAAAAAAGACCAACTCGAAGCCGTCAAAGCGTCTTTACCCATGGCAAAATGGAACGCACAATGGCAACAACACCCAACTTCAGACGAAACTTCCATAATTAAGCGTGAATGGTGGCAAGAATGGAAGAAAGAACAGCCACCACTGCAATATATCATTCAAAGTTACGATACAGCGTTCTCTTCGAAGACCACATCGGACTATTCAGCCATCACAACGTGGGGAATTTTCTATAATGAAGTGACAGGTAAGCAAAATATTCTCTTAATGGAGGCAGATCGAGGAAGATGGGACTTTCCCGAGCTAAAAAGGATTGCTTTAGAGAAAAACGACTACTGGAAGCCAGAACAAATCATCATTGAGGCGAAAGCATCAGGCCTTCCCCTTACTCACGAGCTTCAAGCCATGGGAATACCGGTGATTAACTTCACACCAAGTAGAGGAAACGACAAAATGGTAAGAGTCAACTCTGTCTCTCCCCTTTTTGAAAGTGGAATGATCTGGTATCCTCCATATAAGTGGGCTGAAGAATTGATTGAAGAGTGTGCAGCTTTCCCTTATGGTAGAAACGACGACTATGTTGATAGTATGACACAAGCATTGATGCGTTATCGACAGTTCGGTGCATTACAACACGAAGATGACGAACCTGTAGAGGATTGGAGACCGAAGCGTAAGATTGCTTTTTACGGATCATAAGGTATAAAGATTAAATGGCAGAAGTTGATAAAACATTAAACGAGGCACCCACTGGTGTCGAGGAAGAAGTTTCAGATTTAGAACAAGCAGTGCAGGACGCAGATCTTGCAGTTGAAGTTGAGGGGCAAGAGGGAGATGAAATAGCTTCTCTTGGCGATCAAGCACCCGACAACATGGCAGAAGGGTTCGCTAGCAACTTAGCCGAAGTCATACCAGAAGAAACTCTGGCAAAAATATCAAACGATCTTCGATCACAGTTCTCTGTTGATCACACATCTAGAAAAGATTGGGAACAAAGTTACATCAAAGGATTAGATTTATTAGGTTTTAAATATATAGAACGCTCCGAACCATTTAGAGGAGCAGCATCAGTTTCTCATCCACTACTCGCAGAGGCAGTCACGCAGTTTCAAGCAGGAGCTTACAAAGAGCTTTTGCCTGCTGGCGGTCCCGTTAAAACTTCTATCATTGGTCAGGCAACTCCTGATGTAGAAGAACAAGCAGAGCGAGTCAAAGAGTTCATGAACTACGAGTTAATGTTTAGAATGAAAGAATACGATCCTGAGATGGATCAACTTTTATTTCATTTACCACTCGCAGGTAGTGCATTCAAAAAGATTTACTATGACGGCAACATGGCAAGACCATGTGCAAAATTTATTCCAAGTGAGGATCTAGTTGTAAACTATGGTGCATCAGAATTAGAGGATGCAGAAAGAATTACACACGTTCTAAAAATTTCACCTAACGATTTAAAACGACAAATGATCTCTGGTTTCTACAGAGATATAGATATCGACGAGAGCGATGAAATGTATTCCGATTATTCTGACATACAAGAAAAGTATGACGAGTTAGAGGGTGTAAAAAAATCTGAATACTCTGGTCAGTATCAATTATTAGAAATGCACGTTGATCTAGATTTAGAAGGCTTTGAAAATATCGGTCAGGACGGAGAGCCAACAGGATTAAAGTTGCCATATGTTGTAACACTAGAGCAAGGCAATGGAAAAATTTTATCTATCTACCGAAACTTTTTAGAAAACGATCCGATGTTTATGAGACAGAAATATTTTGTTCATTACAAGTTTTTACCTGGTCTTGGATTTTATGGTTTTGGTTTAGTTCACATGCTCGGTGGTTTGACAAGAACTGCAACAGCGTCGTTGCGAGCATTGTTAGATGCAGGTACATTATCCAACTTACCTGCTGGTTTCAAATCAAGAGGACTCAGAGTCAGAGATGATGAAGAACCTCTAATGCCTGGAGAGTTCAGAGATGTGGACGCACCGGGTGGAGATCTTAGAAATGCATTGTTGCCTTTACCTTACAAAGGACCTGATGCAACTTTATTTCAACTTTTAGGTTTTGTCGTGGACGCTGGTCGAAGGTTCGCTGCTATTGCGGATATGAAAGTGGGCGATGGTTCACAAGCCAATCCTGTCGGCACAACCATGGCGTTACTAGAACAAGGTTCCAAAGTGATGTCAGCGATTCACAAAAGATGTCACTACGCACAAAAAGAAGAGTTTCAATTACTAGCTAAATTATTCGCAACAACACTTCCACCAGAATATCCATACAATGTAGCAGGTGGAAACAGAATGATTAAGCAACAAGACTTCGATGATAG